CAGACCGTTCCACTGACCGGCCTTGAGCTGCGCCTTGAATACCTGCGGCCCCACGTTATCAATGGTGCCGCGTGCGGCCAATATCGCCAGCTCTTCCCGGGAAGTCTGCTGCAACTCCCGGCGTTTGTCGGCGGGGAGGCGGTTCATGTACGGCCCCTGCGGGTCATTCATCAACGCGTCCAGCTCGCCCAGCATGGAATTAAGCTGTGTCGGGTCGGCATACACGGCCGCGCCGTTCTTGCTCTGCGCCTGCTTGAAGTTGTCGACCACCAGCGCGCCGTCCGCCGCCGCTTTAATGCCGAACGCTTTCTCCCGCAGGCTCTGCGACAGGCTGGTGCCGTAGGAAGTCGCCGCCGACTGCCCGGCGCGCGTCGACATGCGGTTCTGCACTTGGCTGACGCGCTCCGATACGGTGTTGTTGTACTTGTCCAGCGCGTCCTCGGCGTTAATCTCGCCGGATTGCACTTGACGTTGCAGCTCTTCCCCGGCCTCGGCGCGCACGGTTGCCAATTCCGCGTGCAGGTTCGATAAATCCTTCTGTTCGGCCGCGCGGTTCACCAACTCGGCGACGTTGCCGACACTTTCACCGAGCCGGGAGACGCTGCGGCCCACGTCGAAGTCGCTCGGACTGGCCCGGCGGCCTTCGATGCCGCGATTGACCTTGACTTGCTGCTCGTATTGCGGAATTTTTGGCATGTTATACCCTGACCGGCGTACCAGTGCCGCCGTAATAGCCGGCTTGCGCCCCGCCGGTCAACAACGCACTGGCTGAATTGAAATACCCGGAAGTGGTGGCGGCCTTGCCCTCCATCTCGTACAGCACGGCCTCGTTCTCGTACCCGCGCGCCCGCAATTCGCCGCTGTATCTCAGCCGTTGGGCATCCAATTCGGCCTCCGACACAGACGCTTCGAGAACATCAAGTGGCGAGCCCTCCATGGTGACCCCGGAAGCGCCCACGGCGGCCCGGATCGCGCCGAGTTGCTGGTATTGCTTCTTGCGCAGGCTGATTACGTCGGCCTCGGTCTGCTGTTTGGCAATCTGCGCATTTTGCAGTGAGATTTTTTGGTTATATTCCGCCGCCTGCGACGCGGCTCTCGCGGACATGATCGAGCCCACCGCCTGCACACCGGCCGACGCTGCAAACATGATTCCTGCGGTCATGCCCATTTTATCTATCCTGCGTGTGGAGCTGCGGACCTACCGCTAGCACCGTCAACGGCAGCGGCTTGTCCTGGCGCCAGCAAATCTGCCCGTATACGTCGTAATCCCCCGGCCAGTCCACCAGCTTGTCGCCCGTGAACAACGGCACCGGAGAGGCCGTGTCGTCTGTGCTGGTGCGAAACGACACCTCATCCAGTTTGGCGAAACTCGAACCGTACTTCAGCCCCATCGAGTTGTGCAGCCGGAAGAAACAGGTGTGCGGGCGCTTGATCTTGCCCTGCGCCGTGCCGTCCGCCGCGCCAGCTTCCCACGGCATGTTCTTGCCGTCCGACACGTAGCCCAGCCCGATATGCGCCTTGGTCGCCGAGCGGTCCAGCGTGATCGAACCCCCGGACACGACTTTGGTCGGGTGTGTTGCGCCGTTCGCCAATATGGATACCGTCTGCCCCTCCAAATGATCCAGGCCAGTGATAACCGTGGCCGCGGCACCGGAGTAAGTCAGACCGGAGTCCACGAAGAACGCATCCTCCACGTCATCTTCCTCTTCAAAATCCTTCTTCATGTATTCGATATGTCGCACGGTGGCCCCGTTGATTGTACGTTTGACAATCAACCACAGTTCGTCGTAGGTGCCATTCGGTTCGGGAATGCCGGCAATCGACTCGACCACGGCGATGCCGCTGCCAAAAGATCCGGCGATTTCGTGCCAGTGCCATCCGAGAACATCCTGGTCGCGCTCATAGGTGAGCCCCACCAGCGCCCCGTCCCCGCGCACGCTCCACACCACGCTGTGCGGTTCCTGCTGGTACACCAGTTCACCGAGCCCGCCGCGGGTGATGTGTTCGGCCAGTGGCGTCAGGTCGGGCGCCCGGAAACCATCGACCTCGAACACGTAGGCCAACTCACGCAGTTTGCGCCCGGCGCGCTGCACGAATAGCGTAGCCCGTCCGGCCTTGATGGCCTGAATCTGTTTGCTGCCCTTGCTGTCAGATTGCGCCGCCTTGATGTTCGTCGGCGACAGCGCCTCGGATTGTGTGGAAGGCCGCACCAACCACTCGCCGCCGACCGTCCCGACCAGCAACCCCTTCTCGTTGTCCACCATCCAGCGGATGACGTTGACCGTGCCGGCGTTGAGTGTGAACGCCACCGCATTGTCGGCGGCCACGGTGCCGTCCGTGCCCGTCGGCGCATAATTCTCGTAGTCCCCGGACTTCGACCCATCCAGCCGCTGCGGGTAATCCGTCGACCCGCCCCAAAACAGCCGGTCCTCGAAGAACGCCACCGTACCGGGGTACCCGGTCGTGTCCGACCACACCCCGAGCCGCCAGTTGATCGTAGCCGTGGCAGCGGACGCGTTCGGCCCGCGGATCGTCGCCGTAACGACGGTAGTATTCGTGCGCGCGGTGATCTGCAACCACGTCCAGTTCCCGGCCGGGTCTTTCCACCGGATCAGCCGGCCCACGTCGGTCGTCTGGAAACCGGTATTGTTGTTGATGCCGGTGATGGCGCTCGCGGTCACAGTCACCGAGCCGGTCGTTCCGGACAACGTGAACGTCGTCGTGCCGGCGTTCGTCGGCAGGTACGGCCCGTCGAGAAAATCTATCGTCGTCAACGTCCAGTCGGTGTGCGCCGTGCGGCTGAGTTTGCGCGGGGCGTAACTTTGGTGCGCGATGTAGAGCACGTCCGCCGACTGCGTGAAACTGAGTTCAAACAGATCGGCCTCGACATACGGCGTCGGGATTTCGTAAATCGTCCCGGTCAGGGCGTACCAGTATGTCGCATTCGGCGGGGCGTTCCCGACCGTGGCCGCGATGCAGTAGTAGTTCACGCCCGCACTGGAAACCAGGTCGCCGATGACGTAGTTCGTGGCGCCGTTGTAGGCGGCCACGCCGGACACCGCAATCTGACCGTGGTCCATGTAGAACCGGCAGTACAGGTCGCCGAATTCGATGATGTACGCCTGAGTGGTGGAAAACTCGAACCGGACAATGCGCGTGGACTTGGCGTTAGTCTTGACTCCGGCAACATAGTACGTACCGGAGCGGTTCTTCCAGGCACCCTGAATCAGCGGCTTGGCGTTGTAGCAGACTTCGAGCCCGTTCTTGTACTTCGCCACGTCCGAACGCGCGAACAGGAGCTTCGACAGCTCCCCCGCATTAAAGCTCTGCTGGATCGGCGATGCTTTGGCCACTACCCCCTCGCTGTGATCCAGGTATCTTCTGGCGGCTCGTCCGGGGTCTGCTCGAAGGCGTTGTTGCGCTTGGCGTCAGCCAACGCCGTTTTGATATCGTCTTTAATGCTTTCCATTTTCGTATTCGACTGCGTGATCTCTTCGCACATGGCCGCCGCCAGTTGCAGCGACAGCAGCTCGCGGAAATCGGCGTGCATGTCATTCGGGTCGGTGACAACTTTCTTGTACCGCACTTCCAGGGGGGCGCCCCAATCCGACAGAATCGCGCGACCCTCCACCGTCCAGTCCACGTCGGACTCGTTGGGCGGGATGACGCCGAGACAATCCGCCGGCAACGGAAAAGCGTTGGCGAAGCCGAACGCCGGGGCCGTCGCATCCGCCGCAAGCTGCGCCCGCGTGATAGCGAACGACCACCGGTAGCGGCGGATCAGCGCGTCGCGCACGGGCGCGTAAGCGTTGTTGCATGCGCGCGCGTTCTTGGTGTCGTCGTCCAGCGACACGATGCGCGCCGCGCCCAGGCGCTGAAGCGCACGGTTACAAATGCCGACTACGGATGCCACTTATGCTTCCTCAACTTTATGTGTTCACTCACAGTGTTGTAAACGTGGATGTACCGGACGTTCTAACAGCCGTACCGCCCTGTCGAAAACAGCGATCCAGATAAACGGTAACGGCCGTGCCAGCAGAATCAATCTCCGACGTAAAGCCGCCAGACTCCATCTGACAATTACTTAGATAAACCCGCGCAGCCGCCACGCCGGCCCCCGTATTGGAACCGTTGATCTCGATAACCGGCCCCCCGGTGGACAGGTCGCGAGCGAATACATTGGAGAAACGATACTCCGGAGACACCACCTGGCTAGCCGCACCGTTAGCCGCATTGATAATAATCATACCAACCGTTCCAGGTGCCCCGTCGGCGCGCCTATTTAGCAGGAGATTCTTGAGCGACTTCATCTTTACGCTCGGACGGTTTGTGAGTCCCATCTGGAGGCACTCGTAGCTTTCCTCGCCCATGTAAGCAGAGAAACCGTCGACGAAAATGCTGTCGGCATACATCTTGAAGCCGTGATCAATTACATTGAGGTAGTGAAAATTCGTGACATGTAAGCCGGACGGCTGCACCCCATCAAGAAATTCCATGTTTGGCGCGCCAGAAAGTGTGGCGTCCACGCCCATCGTCATGTCGTGGACACGCACCGTCGGCATGGCGGCGAACAACAACGGAAATGTGTTTTTTGTGTAGCCTGTCACTAGCCCTGAATTAGTGAACAGCCGCGAAAATTCCAGGAATCCCCAGGCGGGGGATTCCATCGAGTAACCTGTAACCACGGACGAATCGCCGTGGCCGATGAATCCCACATGATATCCGTCGGGAAGAATAAGACCTGATGGAATTTCATTCTCTCCGGGCAATAATTCGATGGCGTATTTATTCAGCCGATAGAACACCGGATCGGTAAGCGTTTGCGTCGCGCCCATGATGCAGGTTTCGAGAATCACGGCGTCAGCAAACACGCCTAACACATAATAATAATGCTCGCCGTACCCGAGCGTTTGTGCGTCATCGGGGACATAAAGAAAATCACCGGGTTTCACCCCGGCTGTGCGTGGGTCGCCACTGGTAAAGGCTACACGGTCGCTAAACTGTGTCGCGGTGGCACTGCCGGTGACCGTCTTGGTTGTTTTTGTCGCAGGCCGTGATGATAGTTCCGCGATTGCATCAGCGATGCTAGCGATGCGCCCACCACTTCCAACTTGCAATACATTGTCCGGCTCATATGGGCGCGGCGCTGACCCACCTCTATTAACCGTACCCATTACACAACCCTCCGGCCTTGAACTTTAGCGCCCGTGCCCGTAATGGCCGTGACTTCCATCCAGATATAAGTCCAGTAGTGTTCTCCAACATGGATCGCATCGGTATCTGCCACGATATCGTTGTTCGTGACTCCCGTGCCCGACAACGTAAGCGTGCCGATCTCAAACTTCTCGGCGGCAATAGCAGACGCCATCGCTACATCAGAGCCGTAAATCTTCACCGTGGCCGTGGCCGCGACAGTGTTGTTGGCCCCCAAAGTCGCGCTGTAGCGGGCCTTGGCTTTTAGCCCGTAGCCCAGTAACTGTGTGCTAAACGAAGTTCCCGTGCCGGTGGCGTTGGTCAACATCGTAGTTGAATCGCCGTCGATTTTGTCGGTGCCTGCCATGTGTCATACTCCTGAAAATAAAAAGTCCGGAAAGCCGCGAAGCGTAATCCGGACTTCCGTAATGAACGGTGTTGCGCTCGACCTTACGCGATCGGGCTGGTTTCGGTGGCTTCGAGATAGGCCACGATTGCTTTCAGACCCAGCAGCACGTTGAGCTTGGTCGTGTAGATGGAATCCGCCACGCGCAGCTCGATCGCCTCGCTGGATGTAGAGGCGCCTTCAGTCACCTGATGCGACAACTGCTCGCCCAGGATCACACTGTAAAAACGATCGGCCATGTTTCAGTTCCTCAGACAGAAGGGGCGGCGGGAACCGCCCCGTTCCGTTTTAGATGACGTACCGGACCTTGAGTGAAATCGAGGTCGGCCCACCGTTGAACACGGTTTCCACGACGCAACAGATGTCGTAGTCGCGTTTGGAGTCGGCGGTCAGGCCGAGCACCTCCCACAACTGCTTCTCGCTCTCGGCGTAGGTGTACTCGCCGGACTCGA